AGTCCGCTACCCGAATATGAACTAGACCTTCCTTCAGGAAATGTAACAATTCTCTGTCGGAGCATGGAAAACTGGCAGAGGATTGTCGGTGTGAACCTGTCATTTATCGGATCAGACGAGATAGACACTACAAAACCAGAGCTGGCCCAGAGAGCAATCGAAAAATTTCTCGGACGACTTAGAGCAGGGAATCGTAGACAATTAGGACTCTTTTCTACTCCCGAAGGTTTCGGAACTTTCTATAATTTATTTGTACGGGAAGGCGACAAAGAAGATCGAGCTTTATATAAGGCTCGGACTGCTGATAATCCTTTTCTCCCTCCTGACTTTTTACAAGCACTTCTTGAAAACTATCCTGCTGGTCTAGTCAAGGCTTATACCGAAGGTGAGTTCTGCAACCTCACTACTGGACAAGTCTATGACCGCTTTGACCGAGAAAAACACGTTACAAATGAAATCCCAGACGTTTCTCGAGACATTATTCGGATTGGAATTGACTTCAACATTGACAACATGAGTGCAGTTATTGGGGTCGTTCAAAAAGGAGAGCTACACATATTTGACGAGATCAGTGGAGAACATGACACAGACTCATTGGCCAGAGAAATCCGAAGACGATTTCCACATAACACCATCTATGGTTATCCAGATGCTTCAGGCGGAGCAAGAGCAACAAACGCTGCAAAGACCGACATCCAGATTCTCGAGCAATACAAAATTCAAAATATGTCAGGCCCATCGAACCCTTATGTCAGAGATCGGGTGGCCGCAGTTCAGGCATTACTAGAAAACGGTAAAGGTCTTGTTCGTTTTCATGTTTCGCCTAAATGTGCGAAAGTTATTGAATGTTTAGAGCTTCAATCTTATACAGAGAAAGGAGATCCTGATAAAGAATCTGGCTACGATCACATGAATGACGCATTAGGCTATCTGATCTGGCGAGAGTTCAATCCATTACACATGGGGTCTGGACGCTCTACAGGGATTAGGATCTATTAAAAGATGGCTAAACTGTTCACATAGACCGAGGATCTTATCGTGTATAGCGGATTCAATCATTACAACAGGCAGAAAACAGGAACTTCGGCAGAGGTTAATGATCCTTGCTCAGCGTGGTATTCACAAGAGCCTCACTGGGGTCTTATTGAAGATTTATTAAACGGAACCTATGAGATGCGCCGTCGTCATCGGAGATATTTACCTCAAGAACCTAGAGAATTAGACGAATCTTATGACAACAGATTAGCTCGGTCAGTTTGTCCTCCTTATTATCAACGACTTGAGAGAATGTTGGCGGGGATGTTAACTAGGAAGCCTGTCAGATTAAACGATGTTAGTGACGCAATTCGGGAGCAATTATTCGATGTCGATTTACAAGGCAACGATCTAAATGTTTGGACATACGAAACTGCTCGAGTAATGATTCGTTATGGACATGTAGGTGTTCTTGTCGATGCTCCAAGCGATGCACTAGGCCGTCCTTATTGGGTTACATATAGTCCTAGAGAAATCCTTGGGTGGAGATGTGAATTAGTAGATGGTCAGCAGAAATTTACGCAGCTAAGACTGCTAGAAAAAGTTTTTGAACCTGACGGCCTTTACGGTGAGAAACAGGTTGAACAAGTTCGATTATTAACACCCGGAGCTTTTGAAATTCACAGGAAAGATGATGATGGCAATTATTCAATACATGAGGAAGGCACAACTTCTTTAAATGAGATTCCTTTTTCCGTGGCTTATGCCAACCGAGTTAATTGGATGGAATCACGACCACCAATGGAAGACATAGGAGAGTTAAACCTTAAGACTTATCAAATTCAATCAGACCTCGACAATCAATTACATTTATCGGCTGTCCCGATGCTTGCCTTTTATGGGTTTCCACAATCTAGCGAGGAAGTATCTGCTGGCCCCGGAGAAGCGATTGCTTTTCCTGCTGATGGTCGTGCTGAATATATAGAACCGAGTGGTCGTAGCTATGATGCACAATTTAAAAGACTTGAGCAAGTTGCCTCACAAATTAATGAGCTTGGATTGGCAGCAGTTCTAGGGCAAAAGCTATCCGCAGAAACAGCAGAAGCAAAAAAGATAGACCGAAGCCAAGGAGACTCAACAATGCAGGTGGTAGCACAGCAGATGCAAGATATGATCGATAATTCCCTTTTGTATCATGCAAAATATCTGGGCACAAATGAATCTGGTAGTTGCTTTGTAAATCGTGACTTCTTAGCTTCTCGTCTTGATCCTCAAGAGATCGGAAGTTTATTGCAGCTTTATACGGCTGGCACTATTTCACAAGAGACAATGTTGAAACAACTTGTCGAAGGTGAGGTTCTTGGAGATGACTTTGACGTTGAAGAAGAACTTGAGTCAACTGAACAAGCTGGTTTGATAGACATGGAACAACCAGAGGAAGAAGTAGAAGAAGATGAACCAGAGGAAACAGCAGAAACTGAGGACGAAAACGAGGATGATTAAGAATGGCGGCTGGTGATGTTCCAGAAAGCGTCTATAGGAATACGCTTGATCTAAATCGTTTCAGCAATGGAACGTCTAAGAAACTTGTCAAACAATATGACCGAATAATCAATGATGCCATCGACCAATTGGCAAGAATTGAAAGGATGCCAAGAGCAAAGCAGCCAAAATATAAGGCTGATCGGTTGCGTTCTCTTCTCAAACAATTAGATGCAAGTCTAAAAGGTTGGTCAAATAAAAGTGCTACTCAAATGGTTAAGGAACTTGATGGTATAACAAGATTACAAAGTGAGTTTGCACAGATTCAACTAGAGAAAGCCCTTCCAAATGTCCCTGCTGTTAGCAATGCTGTTATTAATCCTTTAAACGTCACAAAGAGCTATGCAGAATCGGTTGTTAACAGTAATCCTATTGATATAAATGCGTCTTTATTGAGTGATGATCTACAGGCGAAAGTAAAAGGGATTCCACAAAAGTTTTCTTTAACGTCTAAGCAAGGATCTCTTGTTAATCTGCCTAATGGTCAAAATTTAAAACAGGCATTTAGAGGTTTAGCCGCAAAGCAGGGAGAACTGTTTGGTCGCACTGTTCGAGATGGCTTGTTGACAGGTGAACCAACTGCTCAATTAGCTAGAAGGTTGAGAGATCAATTAATTTTTGAAGATGGAAAGCCATTTAAACCAAATCAAGTCACAAATTTAGTTAGAACAAGTGTTCAGCAAGTTAGCAATGATGCGGCTCAAGCCGTTTATGAAAACAATCAAGACCTAACAAAAAAATATAAATGGGTTGCAACGCTTGACTCTAGAACTGCTCCTGAATGTCGGGTGTTAGATCAACAAGCTTTTAAATATGGAGAAGGGCCAACACCTCCACAGCATTTCGGTTGTCGTTGTCGAACTGTTGCCGAGTTGGATTATGAAGGATTAGGAATTACACCACCTAAGACACCATTAGGGAAAAGAGCGGCAGAGGGTGGTTCTGTTCCTGCTGGTACTAGCTATGGAAAATGGTTAAAAGATCAATCGGCAAGTTATAAAGCAAAAGCTTTAGGCAAAAATAAAGTTAAATATTTTAATGCTTTAAATAAGAAATATGGGCCAGATCAAGCATTGAAAAAGCTTGTTCGTGAAGATGGATCATCTAAGACTTTGAAGCAGTTACAAAAAACATATACAAAAACACCTTCTAAGAAACTGGCAGCAAAAACAACTCCACCCAAGAAGTCTGTAACAAAACAATTAAAAGAGAATCAGGTCAAGATGAAAAAGAATCTTGAGGCTTTAGAAAAATCAACGGCTCAGATTTTAAAAGATATTGGGGCTGATCCGGCTTCTGTTTCTTCTTTATCAAAGCAAATTGCGAAACAACAGCAAAAAGACTTGGCGAAGGTTGTTAAAGCTAAAAAAATTGTTCCTAAAGTTAAAGGTGCAGAAAAAGCAACTCTTCAAAAGTTGGATGCTTCTACAACAAAAACTCTGCAAAACTTTAAGGATGCTGATTTATCAAAACCAAATCATCAAAAGTGGTTTACAACTCAAAAGGCTTTTAATAGCCAGTTAATTCCAAAAGGTCAATACGATACGATCACACCAAAAGAACTTGGGAATCTTGTAGAGAAAAAAGAAATTGCCAAGCTTCAGCAGAAATACGATAAAGCCTATAAGAAGTCATTGCTTCCTCCTAAGCCTGTTGTCCCTCGTGATCCGATAAAGAAATGGGATGACAAATCATTTATCCAAGAGAATATTGCAAGCACTGACAAAACAACACCTCCGCCTCCAAGGAAGGCAGTCAAAAAAGGCAAAACAAAAACGAAAGATCTTTTTTATGAGCCAGATCGTAAAAATGCAATGAGTCAATATGATTTATCAGGCTCTCAATTTGACAGTACGAAGGAACAGGTTGGAGAGTGGACAGGAAATAACTACAGAGACATTCGAGGGCTTCAGATAAAACAAGCAAAATTAGCGGGTAAGCAGTTAAACCCTAATGAAATAAAACAGCTAAGACAATTTGAATCACGGAGTGACAAAGGGATTGTTAATTTAACAGCGAGAAATGCAGACAAGTTAGAAAACTATGTTGCTAAAACTCCGAAATGGAACGGTTCTGCTGCTGACGTTAGGTTTGGCGATATTTATTACGACAAACAACCTGACGGAACAATTTTTAGAGGCATGACGGTTAATAACAAAAATATTGTTGAAGATGTTATTCAGAATTTACAAAGAGGAGAAGCCGTTACAACTATGGAAAGCTGGTCGTCAGACGCTAGAACAGCTATGAAATTCGCTAAGGGAGAAATAGGTTCAGGCAATCATGGGATAATGCTAAGACACGTTAATAAACATGGTGCTCCGATAGAATCTTTAAACGGAATGGGTGAAAGCGAGATACTGCAACCTAGCGGAGTTAGGTACAAAGTTATTAGCAAGAAAACGAAGAACTGGACTGAAACCGTTAAGTGGAAAGGTGGTCAAGAGGTACAAGAACACTCTATGACTGAAATTGTGTTAGAAGCTATTTGAGATAGTCAGGACGTTTATCAAGTTTGATCGTTTCTGTTTTTATTCCTTCTGCTTTTAAAGTCTTGTCAAGATCTTTATCTATTTCCTTGTTTGTCCTGTCGTCATCTGGGTCAACGTTATAACTAATCCCAATAGCAGTAAAGGGACTCTTGTCGAGATAGGATTCTTTTCTTGCCATTGACTTTCTGTGGTTTGTCTTTATCTTAATAAGAATAGTTCATTTTGTAAAGTCATGGCTTACGGGAAAAAGAAAAAAACCAAGAAAGGGGGCAAAAAGAAGTAATCTTGATAACATAAAAACTAATCATTGCTTTTCTCATGAGCAAGACTTTTTTTCAAAAACTTGCTGATGCAAAAAGCAAGCCTTCTAAAGTTGAGGTGAAAACCGAGACTGCTAAGAAGAAAACTACCAAAAAAATCAAGTAAACATTTACCCTGTGGGTTTTATGGCTGAAGAATCAAATGCTCCTGTGGAGCAAGAAGTTTCTCCTGTGGAGAACAATGCTCTTAAGCAAGAACTGGAGTCAATGCGTAAGAAAAACGCTGAACTTTTAGACGAATATAAAAAAATCTCTCAACAAATAAAAAATGTTCCAGA